AGTACCAAAAACAATTCAATTACCACCAGGTATAGAGGAAGTAGCAAATACTGTAGAAAATCAACTTCCTAACGCAATAACTGTTGAAGAAGGTGGATAAAGAGTATAAATAGTATTATGGCAGGATTATACACAGGCGACAAGCAAATATCGGGAAATTTAGAACAAGCAAAAATTGTTTCTAGAAAAAAACCTCATCGTGATTTAGATTTGTCTTTAAAGATACATCCAATACGAAAAGATATAATACCATTAAAAGATGATGCTGCTGTAAAAAACGCAGTAAGAAATTTACTTATAACTAATTTTTATGAGCGACCATTTGGCGAAGATAAAGGTGCTAATTTAAGAGGATTATTATTTGAACCGGTCGGTGTATTAACAAATATAGAATTAAGAGACAATATAAGATTTTGCATTGAAAAGTATGAACCAAGAGTTATAGTAGATAGTATTGATATAACAAATGTAGTTGATGATAATAAATATATTGTAGATGTATTTTTCACTATAAAAGAATTTGGCACTCAAAGTAGTGTAGAATTAGTATTAAGAAGGTTAAGATAAAATGGCAACAAATTTAAACGTCACAGAACTAGATTTTGCAGATATAAAAAATAATCTCAAAAACTTTTTAAAACAACAAACTGAATTTAATGACTATGATTTTGAAGGTTCAGGTCTTAATGTATTATTAGATGTATTAGCTTATAATACTCATTATAATGCATTAAATGCTCATTACTCTTTAAATGAAGCATTTTTAGATTCTGCTCAAATAAGAGGTAATGTCGTAACAAGAGCAAAACTATTAGGTTATACACCTAGGTCTGTTTTATCACCAAGAGCTACTGTAAATATTGCTGTGACTGCACCAGATTCATTTAGTGGAACATTAGAAAATACTTTATCGTTACCAAGAGGAACTAAATTAACTACATCAATAAGTGGAGAAGAATTTCAGTATGTTGTATTAAGTACTCAAACAGCTAGTTTAGTTGGTAGAACATATACCTTTAGTAATGTTGTAATTGTTGAAGGTGATACAAGAGAATTAAAATATAGAGTTGATAATGATATAGAAAATCAGAAATTTCAACTTTCACATTTTAACGCAGACACGAGTACGTTACGCGTACGTGTACAGGCGAATGAAGGGTCTACAGCTTTTGATGTATATTCAAAATTTGAAACATTAAGAGGAGTAGATTCTACATCAAAAGTTTATTTTTTACAAGAAAATGCAGCTGGATACTATGAAATACATTTTGGTGATGGCGTCACTGGATTTAAACCATCAAATAATAATACTGTGACAATTGATTATGTGACAACAAAAGGAGTTGAAAGTAATGGTGCTAATGGATTTACAATAACAGATAATATATTAAGTGGTATGACTCAATCTGCTACATTAGTTTCAGCATCTAGTGGTGGAGCTGAAGCTGAAACTGAAGAATCAATTAGATTTAACGCACCACTTACTTTTATAGCTCAAAACAGAGCTGTGACTGCAGATGATTATGCATCTATTATTAAAAAAGAATTTTCAAATATAGATTCAATATCAACATGGGGTGGTGAAGATAATGACCCACCAGATTACGGGCATGTATATATCGCAATAAAACCTTTATTAGCAGATACTTTAACAGAAGCTGAAAAAACAGATATTATAGGTTCTATATTAAAAGGTAAAAATGTTGTTTCGATAACACCAGAAATTGTTGACCCTAACTTTACTCATTTAGAATTAGATGTTAACTTTAAATATAATCCAAATTTAACTGATAGAAGTTCAGTTGAATTATCATCAGTTGTAAGAGATACTATAAGAGATTATAACTTTAATAATTTAAATAAGTTTGACGGTGTGTTTAGACACTCACAATTAACAAGAGCAATAGATAATAGTGACCCAGCTATATTAAACACGATAGTACGACCAAGAATGTTTCAAAATATTACACCAGTAAATAATGCAGATAATAATTTTGATTTATCTTTTTCATCACCATTTTTTCAATCAGGAGATTCAAAAAGCTTTTTATTAAATTCAACTGCTTTTAAAATAAATAATATTGACCATTTCTTTGGCGATGAACCAATTGTTGGTTCTACAAAAAGAAATGTAATTGTATACAAAGTTGTTAATCAAGAAAATATAACAGTAATAGCTGATGCTGGAGAAATAGATGTAGATAACGGTAAGATTACTTTAAATAAATTTAGACCAGATACTACAGATGCTATTAAAATTACTGTAATACCAAATTCATTAGACTTAGCTCCAAAAAGAGACCAATTACTTTCTATTGATAATAGTTTTGTTACGATAACTCCAGAGATAGATACTATTGCAACTTCAGGTTCAGCTGGTTCTATTAATTATACAACAACTTCAAGATTTAAATAATGGGTTATAAGAAGACATTAACACCTGGCGCGATTGAAGTCGAACAAGGCACTTTGTCTTCAACAAGAGAAGATGTACGTTTAAGTCAAATAATACCTTCTGAAATATTAGAAAATAAAGATAAGTTAGATAAGTTTTTACAAGCTTATTATACATTCATGAATATGGATGAATTTATTTTCCAAGAAAATAATACTTTTACTGATGTTGTACTTGATGGTCAAGCTCAATTTAGAATACCTGACCCTAACAACGAAAATAATAAATTTTTTACTGATGAATCTGGAGAAAGTTCAACTCTTGTATTAACAAGTCCTACTGGAACTATTACAAATATTACTTTAAATGCTATTAATGTAGCTATAACAAATGGTAATGAATTACCAGGCACACTTGCAACATCAACATCTGAAATAGGTAAAACATTTACTGTCACTGGACTATCAGCTTATAATAATCATACAGCTAAATTAACTACAATACAAAAAAATTGGGTAGGGCCTGGACCATCATATGTAATGAATACCATTGAAGAAGCAATGGACATTGATACTAATGATGATGGTTATTTAGAATTAATGCAAAAAGAAATTGCTGCTACAATTCCAAGAGGAGTCACAGTAAATAAAAGAACTCTCTACAAACAAATTATTGATTTTTATAGATTAAGAGGTACAACAGATTCTATTGAAATATTTTTCCAAATATTATTTAATGATTTTGCTGAAATAGAATTCCCATACGATAAAGTATTAATACCATCATCTGGTAATTGGGATATCAATGCTTCATTATCAAGAGGTGGCTCATATTTAGATAATAAAGGATTTTTATCTGATAGTATAAAAATACAAGATAGTAAAAAGTTTCAAAAGTTTTCTTATTTAATTAAGACTGGTAAAAATATAAGTGACTGGGATTTATCATATAATAAATTAGTACACCCAGCTGGATTTATCTTTTTTGCAGAAATATTAATATTTTTACAATTAACAAAAGCTGTATTGGGTGAAGATGAAATTAAAGAAGATGTTATAAGAAACGATGGTTTACCATTAGGAGTAAGAAAAGTTTTATCAGCTCTTCCAACAAGACAACCAGGGATTGTAGGTCCTGAAGATGTTCCATTACTTGTTGAAATGTTTGTATCAACATTTTTACCAAACCCTATAACTAAAATTCATAAATCAGGAACAGTTTCTCTTACACTTAAAAACGGTGTAATAAATGCTATTAATATAACAAATGGCGGAACAGGTTATACAGCAGTTCCAACAATAACTACATCTGATGCTGCAGTTGCAAGTGGATTTACAACAGCTTCACTAACACCAGTAATAACAAATGGTTCAGTCGCTTCAGTTACGATAACAGATGGCGGAAGAGATTATGGTATACCACAAATAGCATTTGCAGCTCCAACAGCTCAGACATTTGATGGTTCAAGTTCTTCAATTGTAAGTACATCAAATAATAATATTACATTAAGTGCTACACAAAGAGCTTCATGGGTTGCAAATGACCAATTAGTTTATTCAACTACTGGAACTGCTATTGGAGGATTAACTGCAGGACAGACATATTTTGTTAAAACAATAACAGGAAATGCAATATCATTATCAGCTACTTCAGGTGGAAGTGAAATTAATATAACAGGTCTTGGAGTAGGTTCAACACATACATTTACTGGTATAACAGCTACTGGAACAGCAACTGCATTAAATGGTATATTAAGAACTTTAACTGTAGAAGAACCTGGATTTGGATAT